ATGCGTATACACCTTCAGCAGGGTGTCGACCGAATGCCCCAGCACCCGAGCGACATCCTGCACAGGCAGACCCGCATTCAACAACCGCGACGCAAACAAGTGCCGCAACGCATGAAAATGCACCAACTCCGCACTCTCATGCACCGCGGCACGCTTCACCGCCACCGCCGCACGGGAATGAATAACCGGACGGCCACCGCGTGATACGAACACGTAGTCGCCGTCGCGCCGCCCACGGGTCAATCTTTCGGCCACCGGGCGTAGCGCCTCACTAATCGGCACATCACACATCACGCCTCGAGCGCGCTGTCTTCAACTCCACCCGCTGCACTGGCCGCTGCTTCCCAAGCTGCTTGCGCACCTTGACCACACCAGCCTGCAGGTCCACCTAAGCAACAGTCAGGCCACACAACTCACTGATACGCATGCCCGTACTCGCCGCAAAGAACAACATGTCCGCGTACACCGGAGCTGGGCCTTGCGTGCACTGGCGTGGTGCACGGTCTTTGCGCTTCGATTCCCAATACAGTGCACCGCCAGACCGTAGCCTGGAAATCACCCGATTAATATCCGCATCGCTGGGAATCACATCGGGGTCGACGGCCTGGACGTGAGAGTACTTCGGGACGATAACCGGATTGCGGTCGATTTTGCCCTGTTTTTCCGCCCACCGCATCGCCGTGCGCACATGCCGCAAAGCATTCCGCGCCGTCGTCTCACTCAAGGCGGCATTATCTGCCTGCCACGACCGGCCTGTCTGTAGCTCCAAAAACCACCGTGTCACCGTCTCTGAGGACACCTCACTGGCCGGCCAGTCAGCTAGCCAGCCGAGGTAATTATCCCGCGTGAACGCATACAGTTGGACGCTGGCGGGGCGTAGCGGTCGGTGGTAAATCCACCCGTCGAAAATGTCCTTGACGGTGCCTTTTTTCGCCCGGTGTGACGTGTCAACCCCGCGGTCGACCTGGTTCTGCATCTGCCGTAGGTGGTCTTTGGCGTCACCTTCCCGGGTGAAGCTTTTGGAGTGCTCTTTGCCCGCGGGGTCGCGCCACCGGGCGATATAGATTTTCTTGCCCGCCTTATTAAACCGTTTTTGGATAGCCATTATGGTATACACCTTGGTGTCCAAGGCTGGAATACGCCCCGGGCGACAATTCCGAACCCTTGTGCTGGGTTTGCGATGTGCCCCTGCTCTTATTCAGAACCCCGCCGCACAGCAGCTGAACAAGAACAAGGGGCAACTTTTTGCGTTTTAAGACTTCAATGCCGCGCATCGTGCCCGCAGCAGGTCCGAATGCTGATAAATATCCTCAACGGCAGAAATATCAAACTGCCGCTCTTCTTTATTCGCATCGAAGATGCCAATACGCGGCACCTGGCGGTCGAAGTACAAGCGCGCAATTGGCTTCCTGTTGTTGTCCTCGAAAAGGATTGCACAATAGCTTTTAGCGTCGCGGAGCGCGATGTCAGCGGCTGGCACCTCCGCGCAGCAAATCGCGCGGATGATATTGAACGCCGCGATTTCCTCCTCGGTGGTCACAATACCGTTATCTTTGGCTACGCTCACCGCTTCTTTATCAACCTCAGGTTCGGGTACGCCAGCGGCAACCGGCTGTGATTCTTCAAAATCTTGTGCGGAACGCAAACGACGATTTGCTTCGTCCTTGAGGAACTGGCTTTGTGCTGTCTCAATAAGCTTGGTGAAAACCTCGAGATTCTGGGCGGTCATGCGCCTTGAGGTCACACGTGCGGCAATGAGTTTGACCCAGTCTGCATCTGGTTCGCGGAACTGTGCGACAAGCACCTTCTTGATTTCAGCGAGGTACTTTAGCTGCTCGGCGCTCGCTGCAATCGTGTCGAAGTCAAACCGTGACTTCGTGCACATCTCAAGGTGCGGGAAGATACGGGCATCGACGTTCGCCAAGTCTAGCGTCATGAAGGGCTTTTCATCCATCCGGTTCGCCGCATCCAGCTGTGCATAGAACTCGTAGACCTCACCATTGGTGAGAATCGCAAATTCGGTGTCGGTGACGTTGAAGTAGCGGATTAGCTGATTTGCGTGGTTTAGGCTTAGTGGTTCGCCTATCTTCTTGCATTCAATGAGGAATCGGAAGTCGTCACCTGCCTTGATTGCAAAGTCGACCTTTTCACCTTTCTTGACACCGACGTCTGCGGTGTACTCGGGGATGACCTCGCGTGGGTCGGTGACGTCGTATCCCAGCACGGTGCTGATGAAGGGGATGATGAAGGCGGTTTTGGTTGCTTCTTCGGTTTCGATGATGGGTTTGAGCTCTTTTACTTTGATCGATAGTGCTTGTACGGCTTGGTCGATACTCATGGTTTCCTTTGGGGTCAGAGAGTGGCGTAGGTGAGAGTCTTTATTTTCCCGCCCTGGAATAATTCTATCCATATTTATGGTAGGTGTTGGGTTACTTCCAGCTCGTCGGCGATGACGGGTAGATGGTCTTGGTGCCATAGGGCGGCGGCTTCAAACTCGACGGGGCTGATTAGTAGCCTGGCTGCGTATGCGTCGGCGCGGTGTTCTTGGCGTTGGTCGAAATGCCCGTTGCCGGTAGGGGCGTCGCCGTGCGCGGCGTGCCCGAGCTCGTGCGCGAGGACGCAACGGTATTGCGCGATGGATTGACCGCGCCGGGTGCTGATTATCCGTCTTTTGTGGTCGTACCATCCGGGTGGGCCTGAATCATGCCGCACGATACGTACTTGGAGTGATTCCGCTAGGCGGTGTAAATCAATCGCTGTAATCGTCATTGAACCCCCGTTCCGCTTCTTCGTCCGGCCCATCGTAGGCAACGGCGTCTTCCGGCATTTCGTCCATAACATCCGGCACGGGAGCTAGGTGCGGGGCCAAGCCAATGGTGTCCTCGTCGCCCGCGTTGCCAAACAAGTAGCGGGCCTGCGGGTCGGAACGTCGCATGATTTCGTCTAAAAGCTGTTCGTTTGTTGCTTCACGTAGGGCGATTTCAATGTCGGGGCCGTGTATTTCGTAGTCGTTGATATACCCGGTTTCGATTAGGCCGGCCACGGGGGAGTGGTCATAGGCGCGACATAGAGCAATAACGGTT